ATGCTTGATTCAATGACTGAACAGTATTGTGACGGAGTGACAGATGATACAAAAAGGAACCAAGAGGTTGAGGACTATCCGAAACAGACGTGTAGAAAAGCCTTAAGCGTTTTTTATGGTGCATGTAATGAAAAGGGCTGGGATTACAGCAAGCCTATGCCAAAGACGAGGGAGCATGTCTCCGCCATCTTGCCTTTCAAAGTTTTGGAGAAGATTGTTGACAAGCCTTTGCGGATTCGCGGCATCGCCATGACTGCTGGCATAAGCCGTAACTTCAACATTTACACGCCTGAAGAGTTGCAAGTTTTCGCCAGTAAACTTGTTTCCGCTCCAGTGTATATTGAGCATGTTGCCGTGCCTAACGCTGTTGGCAAAATAACGAAGACGGAGTGGGATGGGCAGGATCTCTGTTATGAAGCTGAAATCTACGACGCTGAAACTGCTGCTAAGATTCGCAAAGGGTTGATTCAACATGTTAGTGTAGGCGCAGATTATGAAACACTAGACATAGTGGATGGCCAAATTCCACGTGGCTTGCATAATGCTGAGTTAAGTCTTGTTGCTGTTCCGGGCATACCTGAAACAAACGTCCAAGTTTTGGAGAAGCTGCTGAAGGCTCGCGAGCAACAAACTTTTACACCTATCGTTGCTGGTGAATATGTTCTAGGTTTCTACCAAGATGCTGCCTTGTTTTTGCCTGAGCATTTTCGCACGGTTTGGCTTGACCAGCAAAACGGAATTTTAGCTGTTATGGGACGCTTACGTGAACAGCCTGAAACTGAGAGGGTTCAATCTATTTTCTTTGCGAAGGAGAAGATGTGGGACCAGACTAAGATTCAGGATTGGCTTAGTTTGCATCCGGATTATATGGCTCCAGCAGGCGATTCTGCTGTTGGCAAGGCGCCGCTGACAGAGCGTGAAAAGATGAAGAAAAAACGAAAGGTAAAGGAGCAAAATCAGGGACAACCCAAAAACGACAAGCAAAGATTCATGGCACATTTCGGCATAGACGAAGAGGCATTTCAGAAACTCTATGATATTCTAGGCGATGAACTGTTCAAGTTGCTTCCTGAAAGAGGACAAAAAGTTATGGAACAGAACCAGCAAGGCGGCGAGTTAACTGTTAACGGAATAAAACAGAAAATCGTTGATCTATCGGCTCAAAGAGACGAACTTTGGAAACAAATACAAGAGATAGGAGAGGAAGAGACGGCTGAACTTGAACAAAAACTTACCCTAATCAATGCGGAGATTGCAGCATATGAAAAAGCCTTAGCCGAACTGATCGCTGGACAAGTGGAACAAACATTAGGTGAAAGATACGCGATAAATCTAGAAATGAAGTTGAAAGAGGCAGAGTGGGATACAGAGTACATCAATAATCTTCCAGACAACTGCTTTGCTTTCATTGAAGAGGGAGGAGAGAAAGATGAGGATGGTAAAACTAAGCCTCGCAGCCTACGTCATTTGCCTTTCAAAAATGCCCAAGGCAACATTGACCACGACCATTTAGTCAATGCTTTGGCACGACTTCCACAGACAGATCTAAGCGAGGAAGCAAAAGCCCAAGCGAAAAAGAAGTTGTGTACAGCTGTTAAAACATGGAATAGTGAACATCCAGACAATCAAATTACAAGCGATGTTTGCGGTGTTGAACCGTCAACTCAAGAACAAGTAACGTCTGATTTAGAGAACAAGGTTTCAGAGTTAGAAGCCAAAGTCTCAGATTTGTTGGCTCGCGTTGAAAAATTAGAGCAAGCACAAGGCAGAGGACAAGGCAATGTTGCTGAGAGTCTTCTGAAAAAGTCAAGGGGACAAACAATTAGCGTGAAAGAAACCGTAAGCCTGATCAAAGGTGTTATGCCTGGTCAGATAGTTGAACGTAGCTGGGGTTTAGGTCCTCAAAGACTGTGCCAAGAACTTCGTGGCGTTATCCGAAAGCTTGAGGAGGCTGCAAAAAGTGGATAAGGACACAATTTTAGGTGTTTTGGCGAAGTGCAGCCCGCCTCTAAGCCCATCGCAGATGAATGAGATTGCTGAAACCATAATGTCTGAATGGAATAAAGCTGTGAAACAACTCAAGGCTGAGCTTAAGCCTTCTAAATCTTCACGGTTACGTCCTAAACGAGTAACTGGGAGTAAGTCAGGCTGAACTGGCTGAAACCAAAAGAGAAAATGAGGAGTGATATTTCATGGCTGACAAAACAGGAAAAACTTGGATGGCGATAGGTGAAACAGACGATCCGAACGCTATCATAGAGACTTTTGAGGCTGCAGCTGACATTACGAAAGGCGACCCTGTTTATTTGAGCGCCGACGATAAGGTTAGTCCTGCAGCGGCTGCTCAAGAATGTATAGGCATAGCCACAAAAACCGTGTCTTCTGGCGACCCCTGCCCGGTTCTGATCCGTGGTAGAGTGAAAGTGAAGGCTGGAGGAGCTATAACTCGGAGTAAGGCTGTTTATGGTGCAGACTCAAGCAAAAGAGTGCTTGAACTGACGGATCAAGCAGTTGACGAAAGCGGCACAAGCGGATATACGATTTATTACAATCGCAAGTTTGGAACAGCATTGGAAGCCGCAACAGCTGCCGACGACCTAATCTTCATTTTGGTTGGAAAGTGATAGCGCATGAAGCCTAAACTTTTTGAAAGCCTAACGGAGAAGGACAGCGAATATAAGCAGCTTTATGAACGACTGAAAGAAAAAGCAGCTGCCCACCCGTTCTTCAAGCGCTATGCTAAAATCGGCATTAAAGAAGGCTTATTCAGTGACATGGTAGGCGCCCTTGGACGAATGCATGACACGCTAGTGGAAGCAGCCTATCCAGAACTCATCGGTAGAAACATAATCAACGTGAAGCCAACAACCGAAACTATGGAAAGATTCCCGCTGGATACGAAATCTATCGCATACAGTTATGCTGAAGGCGCAGTCACAAGACTTAGCGGCAAAAAACACAACACTGTTGACATTCACACGGGTCAGCTTGCAGAAGCAAGCGAAGAATGGACCAGGGAATTTGTTGAAGATGCCACTTGGAACGTTATGGAAAACATGACTGAAAAGGTTGGAAGGGCCCTAGGCGAAAAAGAAACAGACAAAATACTAGCTCTTTACGGATCCATTGCAAACGCAGATCTAGCAGGTGGAGCACCAATCGACCAAGGCGCTGCAGCTATGGATTGGGCTGCCATACTCAAGCTCCATAACGCTGTTCGAGGCGAGAACTGGCGTCCAACAATCCTGGTGGTAAATGAAACACAACTGCATCAACTTTTGAGCGATGACAAGTTCATCAATGCTCAATACTTGCCATCTGAACAGACAGACATTGAACGCGGAATTGTAACAAGCGTTCTAGGCATGAAAGTTCAAGCCAGCACCGTAGTGACTAACGGAACCGCTTACGCCATAGACACACGCATAGCATCAATCATGTTGTTACGCAGAGACGTAACCGCTGAAGACTGGGAAGATCCTCGGACAGGCAAGTTCGGCGTCAGAGCTACCACACGTTTCGGCTTAGGCGTCCTACGAGCAAATGCAGTTTCGAAGATGACCAACATAAAGACAACACTGTAAACGTAACCATCCAAGGTTAGAATGAAATGCCAAAATTTGAGGGTAAATGTCCCAACTGTGGAGAAAACCATTATTCAGACCGCAAGGGCGACATCGTTGTCTGTGATTGCTGGCGTTACTGTCCAATATGTGGAGCTGAAATGAAGCCTTACACGCCTGATCTGACACCTAACGTTTACGGCAAAGACGGCAAGCGTGACATGGAGATTCTGATGGTCTGCAACAACCATTCTTCCCCATTTTTTAGCACCCAAAAACCCGTGGAGGTTGTTGGCGAATGAGAAGTACCTTGAGTAGAAGATTAAACCTAGCAAAGATCGTGTTGCACGAGCTTAATAAAACGCCTACAAATAGAACACAGCTTGAAAAAAAAGCCACAAGAAAATGCGGAACACACGCCAGTTTTGAAAGCATACTCCATTTCCTAAAGGAAAACGGATATCTTGAAAAAACCGCTCAGAGACACCGTGCCCCTTATAGAATCACTGAGAAAGGAAGGAAACTTCTGGAAGGATTATAGTATGAGCAGCCTTCTCAAAAAGCTACATGAAGCTTTTATCCTTAGAACACACAGCGGAACTGCCTATCCAGACGCGCCTCTGGTTTTTGAAACTTCTCCAGACATCCCACTTGACGATGTGATCAAACTTTACGAAAGAGATCCCACGTGCAAGGCAAGCGTAGACCTGCTGGCTTCCGCAACGGTCGGCATGGGCTTCTACACAACAATCGATGAGGAATACGGGAGAGCTGAAAAAGCCAAAGAAGTCGTTGACGATTTCAGTAAAAAGGTGAATCTGGACGGTTTGTTAAACGACATGGCGAAGGTGCTGATAGCCTGCGGAAACGACTTCTGGCTTAAGCTTACACCTGAAGAGCTTAATGATCTGCATAGGCTTCCAATAGACGCAGTGGAAAAGATCAAGCAAGGCTACATCGAAGACAACGGTCTAAAGATCCCCTACGGCATCGAACACTACAAGCTTCGCAACAAGTATGGCGCAGGAAAACTTGACCCAAAAGCCGTCATCCACTGGAGAGTCAATTACATCGGCACAAGCGGCTTCGGAACGGGCCTACTGCAAGTTCTTTTGCACACGCTTGTCTTCAAATCCAATAAAAGACCAGCCTATGCATGGATGAAAGCGAAAATAGAGAAGATTCTGCCGAAGATTTTTGAGAGGTATGCTGGACCAGACGTTTTAGCACTGCTGGAAGGAGCGAAAGACGAAACAATCCAGAAGTTTGAACGCGCAATCAAAAGCAGACCCGAAGAAGGCGCATGGCTCTTTTACAGCGGAAAAGGCGACATAAAACCAGTAACCATAGACCCGAGGGCACGTTTCGAATTTTACATCGACCACATAATAAACCAGTTCTATCTTGGATGCGAGACTCCATTGCCACGTCTTTTCAGCACACCCGGGTTTACAGAAGCTTCAGCTCGTGCAGCATTAGACCTTCAAGACATGCTGATTAAGCCTATTCAGCGCTATGTTAAACGTCAAGTTGAAAGAGACATTTTTGACGTTGTTCTGCTTCAAGCGGGATTTGAACCCGCAGAGGCTCAGGTTCGTCTTAATTTGGGTAGCCCCGAACTGCCTAAGATTGAAACTGCTGACATGCTTAGAGCTGCGGAATTAGGGCTTATCCGCCCTGAAGAGTTCCGCAAAAATGCGGTTAAATTCGGGTGGGAACTGTGGGAAAAAAAATCTGAAGCCGAATCCGAGTCTTCTCAGGAGGCTTAAAGCTGACAGGAGGTGAAAAGGCGAGATGAATCCCTCAAACGTGGGCTTAGGCGTGATTGCAGCGTTAATATACGCTTTCCTTGGATACGCAGCACAGCACGAATCTTTCAACTGGAAGAAGTTTCTAAGAACTGTTGCCATCGGCACGTTTTCAGCTCTTGGCTTAGATTTAACTGGTATGACTTTTGATCTCTATTCCGCTCTGGTTGGTCCAACAGCAATCACGGTTTGGCTGCAGAAACTAATTGATACCGCTAAACCTGCTCAGTTCGAAACGAGCCCAAAGTAAAAACTGTTAAAACGGCATCGCCCTCAATTTTTAACCCTTATTTTTTACATATTACTTTTTTAACAACATAGGGCTGGCGATATCTCCCGATCTCAGACATTTAAGGTCTGTTTTCTTCCATTCCATACAATGTACTCAGCAGTTTATAAGGTCCTAGGGAGAAAGTTCTAGACTTGTTTAGGGTCTTATCTCTTGTAAAATCTGTTAGACTTTATTTTTTAATGCTGAAATTTCCGATATTATTTCCTAATACCTAAATTTTAGGCATTATCTTCTAATACCGCACTTTTAGTGCTTATTTTTCGGCAAAAATCGTTAAATTAAGCTTTTTACGTTTTATTATTGTGTGTAAGCGAGGCCAGATATGTATGTCAATCGTAATCGTTGATGATACCTGCGATGTTATTAATGACACTGAATTTAATCTTGAGTTTGGACTTGGAGGCAGCAACAAAGCTGTTTTCACTGGTTGCAAATGGGAAAATGTGGCTACGTCGACTCGCATTGAAGACTTGATCGCTTTGAAAGCGGGTTTCGTGGCCAAAGGTCCAGTGAGCATAAGCTAGGGTGGTTGAGATGGAACAAAGTTTTCTTCGCATTTTTGCGTTAGTAGCTGTTTTTGCCTTTCTTGCTGGTTCAGCGACAACGTTTGCTCTCATGCACTGGACTCTGCGTATTCCAAACCTAGCCACGCTGAAAGTTGTGGGAATAGGTGTTTACGAAGATCCCGGTTGCACAGTTTCAGTTGCACAAATTGAATGGGGTATAGTTGACCCTGGAGACGGGGCAACATTTGATGCTTACATCAAAAATGAAAGCAATGTTCCGATAACTTTGACGATGTACACGGAAGATTGGAATCCTGCAAATGCTTCGGACTTCATAAGCCTCTCTTGGGATTACGATGGAAGCGAGATCCTTGTTGACGACTCAATTCCAGTAGCGTTTCTTCTCAGCGTTGACCCGGCCACAGCAGGCATAGACTCTTTCAGTTTTACAATCGTGATTGTGGGAAGTGGATAACATGGCTGCTGAAATAAGCCCTCTGAGGTCGAGCCGTAAATCGCATGCAGAAAAACAGGCAAAAAAGAAGTGGATGAAAATTTGGGACCAGATTGGCAGCCGAATACTAAAACTGCCGCCCTGGATGCAAGAGATCGTTTTAGACGACATTGACACAGCCATCAATAATCGAATTTCAGTTATGGAGACGATACAAAATGCGAACCGAAAAACTTGAGCTTGACAAAACATTCGAAAACGAATACGCTGGCTGCTGTGTTTTCCAAGAGATTTCTTGGGCTAAGCGCAGCCGGATTATTCGGAAATACACCAAATACCATCCCATTACCGGGCAAGTTGTTAAGACAGAACTACGGGGCAAACCCCTGCACGGTTGTTGGTCACGTTAAAATCCCAAGGTGATTGAATGAGGAAAGAACTGAAAAAGCAGCTTGAAAATCTAAGTAAAGGCGATTTAGTTCGTGTTGAATGGACAGACGCGAGTATAGGTAAAAGTTTAGGCACAGGCACGGCCATAGATGTGCCTGTCAAAAGCTGGGGCATCTTCATCGGTATTCTGGGCAAGAGACGTCAGCACATAGTTTTGGCGCAAAACAATTTTCAGTACAGCGATGGGCTTTACGATATTGATTATACAGCTATTCCTGTGGGCTGGGCTGAAAAAGTTACTCTAATTGTGAAACAGCATGTTTCAGTTGAGGAAGCGGAACAGCTTTTCACAAGTTTTCTCAAGGGTGGAAGACGTGCTTTTCCAAAACAAAAAAGACAGCAAAAGGTGAAAAATCATGAGCAAAATTCTCAAGAAGGCTTTAACCAAAAAGATAACTCGTAAGGGCACCCGTGGAATAGAAGAAATAATAGAGATTCCACCAACCGAGAAACTTGTTTTAGGCGTGAAATTCATCATAGCCATGACTATTTGCTTATCAGCCGTCGAAGTCGCCCACATGGCCTTTCTCGGCACATGGAGCACCGAGGTTTTTGCCGCCATTTCGGGCTTAATCGGAACAGTTTCAGGCGTCTTAATCGGGCAGAGAGCATGAAAAAATACGGGGGGGTAGGTCGTATTGGTTAAAATTTCACGCAATAAAATGATTCTTTCACGCATACAGAAACTCAAGAAAAGAATAAAAATAGACACTCAACGAATGCGCGGAAAAACACTGAATACTCTCGAAGAACTCTTCGACATGGCTAAAGACCTTGCACAAAATACGAATCTTAAACTTAAGCAACGACAAATGTGGACCAGAATAGCTGCTTACATTTGCCAAGTCATCAACAGCGTAGCCTCTGGCTTCGACGAAAGACAGATAGATGTCCAACTCGACCAGTTGGAAGGTTTGATAAATGAGGCAAGATCAAAAACAAAGGCTAAAAAAACTAAAAGACCATATGCAGGAGCAAAAAAAGATAAGGCTTCCAAAGGACCCTGTTAAGTTTTTCACCAAGGTCCTGCACATTAAGCCTTACCCTTACCAAACTGAGTTTCTGCAAGATCCTTCACCACTTAAGCTCTTACGTTGGTGCAGAAGAGCAGGCAAAACAACCGTTATGTCAGGATCAGACATTCATTTTGCCGCACTACATCCGAACAGCCACATCATTGTGACTATGCCGAAGTTTCAACAGGTCAAAGAAATCTATTTCCACGGTGAAGGCGGACTGCACAGTCATCTAGCAAGGATGGACAAAGAAATTTACGAGAAGATTATCTATGAAGAACTTCAAACCATAATTCGCTTTCGCAATAAATCAGTCATATTAGCTGAGACACCAGAGCCCTTCACAATCAGAGGGCACGGACCCCACAAAATAAACATAGATGAAATGAACTTCATACGCAAAGACCGAGACTTATGGCTCAGCTCCTTACTGCCCATGACCCTAACACGCACAGTCTACATCAACGTTGCAAGCACGCCATGGAACAAAGACAGCGTTTACTACGACATGTGCTTCAACAAAAACTTCAAGTTTTTCAGCGGCAACAAGCATGAACATGACCCACCACGTTATCTGCAGACATGGAAAGACGTACTACAGCCTAATGGACCTCTTGACCCTCGACAAGTTAAAATCATGAGAGAGCAGTACGCGGGTGACCCTTGGCGTTGGAAACGTGAGATGGAATGCGCCTTCGTAGATGACGAAACCGCCTTTCTGCCCTCAAGCCTAATAATCAAATGCCAGAACGAAGAGTTAGAATTCGCCAAATTCGAGGACAACCTTAAGGGCGGCTTTTTCATCGGGTGGGATTTAGGACGCGAAAGAGACCCTGCAGCACTTGCCATAATAAACATGAAAAACGATGTTCGCCAGCTTGTTCACTGCATTCAGTTTCCGCTCAAGACACCACATGTAACAGTTATGGCCTACATCAAAAGCATATGCGACAGATGGGACCAAATTCACGCAGTTTACTATGATCACACAGGCACAATGGGCATGGATGAACAAATAAACAAAGCAGGATTCCCAAACGTGAAAGGTATAGACTTCACTAAACCTTCAAAACATGGAATGGCAACAGCCCTAAAAGACCTAATGATGAGCCCCCGCAAAGCCGACGAAAGCTTACAGCCTAATGAAGCCCGCAGAAAATTTGAATTGCCATTCGACAAAGATGTACAAGCAGAATTAAATGCTGAACAGTGGGAACAAACACCTGGAAGCGAAATATACACTTTCAACCATCCAGAAGGAACCCATGATGACAGATTCTGGGCAATATGCCTTGCCGTAGTAGCGACACTAAAAACAGAGCCAGCTCCCAAGCTTTGGGTGGTTCCAAGATGAGAAGACGCGAGCATTTTCGCATAACCAAATACGCCCGCTCATACAATAAACGAGAAGGCAAATTCACCATCAACATAGCGTACGAAACTGCTACAGAAACAACACCCAGAACAATCGGCGTAGCTGAAGCCTTCGGCTTAGGAATAGACCAACAGCAAAAATTCGTGATTTACGACAACGTTGAGCTGAAAATAGGACCCACAGACATCGTATACATCAGTGGCGATTCCGGCAGTGGAAAAAGCGTCCTATTGAAAACCATAAAACAAGATTTAGGCGAAGAAGCCATTGACATAGCGGACATCCACCCAAACCCAGACGCGCCTCTAATTGACACAATCGGCAAAAACTTAAGCGACAGCTTAGAACTTCTAAGCAGAGCAGGTTTGAACGATGCTTTCCTCTTCATCAGGCGTTTTCAAGAAGAATTCTTGCTGATCTTAACGATTTTTCAGCCTTGCCCAACTATGCAGAACATATTTCTTCCGAACGTTCCACAATCTCCAATTATCCTTCCTTTGCAAGTCTAG